CTTCGTATTAACCCTGATAGGCTTCCCTTAATCCATCAGGGGGTCGGGCCTTGCCAAACATCCACGTTGTTATTCCAGATACACAAGCCAAGCCAGGCGCTCCCACTGAGCATCTGCGATGGATTGGCCAATACATTGTTGACCAGTTTCACGATGAGCCAATCAAAATCATTCACTTAGGCGACCACGCCGACATGCCATCGTTGTCGATGTATGACAAGGGCAAAAAGTCAATGGAAAACCGTCGCTACAAACTTGACATCAAAGCAGCGAATGATGCGTGGGAAATTCTTAATGCTCCGTTCGTTGCGTTCAATGCAAACCGACGCAAGACACGACATGCTAAATGGAATCCTGAGCGACACATCTTGCTTGGCAACCATGAGAATCGCATTGACCGTGCAGTCGAATCAGACGCACAACTTGAAGGAGTCATCTCAACAGACGACCTCATCTACGCCAAGACCGGATGGAAAGTTCACTCTTACCTAAGTCCCGTATTCCTTGATGGCGTGGGGTATTCGCACTTCTGGTACAACCCGATGAATGGGCGACCACTTGGCGGCACTGCTGAAGGAAGACTTAAAACGTTGGGTCACTCATTTACAATGGGACACCAGCAGACATACCTCACTGCAATCCGTTACGTCAACGACCAACAACAACGTGGACTCATCGCTGGTGCGTGTTACTTGCATGACGAAGACTACAAGGGTCCGCAAGGCAATCATCACTGGCGTGGAATCTTAATCAAGCATCAAGTCAACAACGGTGCATACGACCTGATGGAAGTGTCTTTAGATTATCTTTGCCGTCGTTATGAAGGCATGTCTCTTGATAAATTTATTTCTAAGAAGTACCCGACATTACGCTTGACGTAGTGATAAAATAGCGTCCTATGTTCACACCACTTGATGACTATGTAGCAGTACTGCCAATTGAGCCAGAGAAGGAAACTTCGTTTGGACTTATTATTCCTGAGGTGGCACAGTCTGCTCCTCCTATTGGAACTGTCATTGCAGTTGGCCCAGGAAGGCTATCCAACGACGGTTCCTTGATACCACTTTTGGTATCAGAAGGAGACACGATTCTTTATCGTGAGAACCCTCACTACTTACGCTTCACCATCGAAGGTCACAACTGTTTGCTCATGCGTGCTGGCGACTTAATCGCTAAGTTGTAGACATGACACTTCAGTATGTTTGCGACCAATGCGGAACCGTCGTGGTTTTGCATCACGGTGAGATGAGCCGTATTCCATTTGGCAAAATGCCACAAAAGATTCTTGACGCTTCTAATCACAAATGCCCAAAACGAAAGGCAACAAAATGAACAACATGGATAGAAACATTTGCCGCACCGCAGTACCAGCAATCATCGGAGCAATCGTGGCGTGGGTCACAAAGGAATGGGCAACCCTTCCATCTGCTGACTTGATGTACTTAACACCGTTGGCAACCACGGCGTACTACACAGCCATCAGGTTTGCTGAAGAGAAGTGGCCTAAGGCTTCTTGGCTTCTTGGCTGTCTCCCAGTTAAGGCTGCACCGACAGAGATTCAGGCAACCGGGGTAGTTACACCACCGAAGCCATAGTGTCGTTGCTTGAACAAAGCACAACCAAAACACCAGTTCCGGGAGACATTGTCTTTGCCCATTCATTTGGTTGGATGGCAAAATGCATAAGGTTTGCTGAGTTCCTTCGTTGGCGTAGTGGTAGTTATTGGAACCACGTTTGCGTTGTTTCACGAGTTGACCAAGACGGAACGGCTTACGTTATTCAGGCCCAACTTAAAGGCGTTGCAGAAGCACGTCTTGATTCAGTGGGGCAGTACATTCTTGTTGAGCCACCGTACCGGGTAAACCGAAACAAGGTTCTTGCTTTCAGCAAGATGCAAGTTGGCAAGAAGTACGGCATTCTTTCAATCATCAGCGTGGTGTTTGACATAATTTCACCTGACTGGTTCTGGTCAATGCGTGCGCCAAATACTTGGATTTGCAGCGCTGTAACCGCAGAGGCTCTTAGGTACGCCGGATGGCTTGCCGATTGGAGCGACGTGTATTGCGTTACCCCTTCACAATTGTTTGCTGCCCTGGTAGACTAACCAGGCGGTCAACCGCTTTCATTGTTACTTACCTCAGGAACAATCAAGATTTGCCCTGCTGGATTAAAACCCCGGCAGGGCATTTCTTATGATAGGCTGTCCTATGTTAGGACTTACACCTGAGGAGGAAACATGCATTGGGGAAATTGCAGTAGATGTTTTGAGTATGAAGTAGGCGAGCGACTGAACCCGTGGGAGTTCGCATGTAACCGTTGCATCAAAGACGAAGAGTGGATTCAAGGAATCGCAGCACTTGTTAGAGAATACGAGGAACCAAATGGAACAGACCGTGCCTAACTATGACGGCTATGTCGCAAACCAAGAAGTAAAGATTCGTGGTGAGCGTGGCAACTTTAAGATTCGTTCTTTCCGTGTTGACGAAGAAAACAAATGTCTATGGGTTACAGTGATTGGTGGAACGTCAGGACACTCTGCGTTTCGTCACTTCGACTATGACCGATTGATTCGACCAAAAAAGAAGAGAGGAGGAAACAAATGAAGTTAACTGACAAACTGACCGAACTTGGGTATGTCTATGACGAGGGATTGTGGATTTCAAACGCAAGTGCGAGCATCACTATCTACGTCACGGAAATCGAAGACGGGGTGCAGATTGCAAGAATGCCTGAGGATACGGAGTCACCGGCTCTTATTGTTCGGTTCAACCGTTATGACTCAAGTGTATTTGTATTGCTAGAAAGTTGGGCCGCACATGCCTAGCAACTTGCAACTACTAATAGATACCAAACTTGGCTTTCCAGTTGACAAATGGATAGCCGATGCAATGCAGCAAAAAATGTCATACCGTCAAATGGTGGATGCACTGTACGACGAGACTGGCGTGAAAGTAAGTAAGAGTTCACTGCACTTGTGGTGGACCAAATAACCCTGAGGAGGGACAATGGCAAGACAGATAGATAAAGAATTGACAGACATGATTGATGAGTTCAATGCAAACATGGCTGAGAAATTTGACAAAATAGAAGCGACGCTGGAGAAATTGAAAGCGGCGATTCGAGGGGAAAAGGTGGAAGACTAATGGCCGGACGTTTTAACTTAGACGATTACGTTGATGTTGCAGAACGTATTGACCAGTTCTATGAGAAGTATCCAGAAGGACGGTTGATTACGGAACTGGTGAACGTTGCCAACTGGCAGGGGAAACAGTCACAGTTCATAGTGAAGTCGTATGCGTTTGATGGGCAGAACCTTTTGTCAACTGGACTTGCTGAAGAATCATTTGGCAACTCTGGACCAAACCAAACATCGGCTTTGGAGAACGCAGAGACATCCAGTCTTGGGCGTTGCTTGGCAAACCTTAACTTCTCTACTACTCGTTCAGGCAACCGCCAACGTGCGAGCAAACAAGAGATGCAAAAGGTAGAGCGTGGAACCGTTGAACCAGTGTTGAGTCCCGACCACAAAGTGTTGAAGGGATTGCTTGCAAAGAAGTTTAAGGAAGCAAAGGAGCGCAAGTCATTTATTGAAAGTGTCTTGTTCCATGATGTAGATGGCGTGAGTTCGCTCACATCGGATGAAGTAAAGTTGTGCATCGATGTACTAACCACCCAGGAGGGAAGCAATGAATAATTTGACCATAATCGGAAACGTGGTGCGACCAGTTGAACTGAAATTTTTGAACAACGGTTCTGCTGCTGCACGTCTCACTGTTGCTGTTACCAAGAAGGGATACAACGACAAGCCAGACACAACGTCTTACGTCAACGTGTCTCTCATTGGAAGCATCGCTGAGAACGCCGCCAATTCACTAGACAAGGGAACTCGTGTAGTTGTCACTGGTCGTATGGAGCAGCGCACGTGGGACAAAGAAGACGGCACCAAGGGAGAAATTTGGGAACTGAATGCAGAAGCAATCGGACCAGACCTTCGCTTCGCAGTAGCAAGTCCACAGAAGACACAGATGACTAAGTCTGTTGCTACTCCTGAACTTGAGGAAGCGTTCTAAATGGCGCCCGTAAAACTGTCAGCAAACATCAAGGTGATGCTTGACGCTCTTCTTGATGTAGCAGGAGAGCGTGAGTTCACAGCAGAGATGGCTGAACAGTTCTGGGGTGGGAAAGAAGCAGGTCAGATTAAAGACCTGACGACTACTCAGTTGTTGCAGTACGCACTCACGATGACGTGGCTTGAAAGAGATTCTGTCGCAGAGGCTTATGATAAGTTGATTGAAGAAATCAAGAGTCAAACGCAACAGCCAAATCGTGCTACAAGAAGGAAGATGTCTAAGGGCGGTATTGCTCTTCCGTAAGTAGCCTGCTAAAGAATGCCCCGGGTGTCTACATCGATGCCCGGGGCTTCTCCCTTTTACCTTGCAAATAAAGGGTTTTAGAGAATACTTGACATTGTCCTACGCTAGGACATAGAGTTGACACATGGGGAATTACCCCAGTTCCTGAGGAGGAAAGATGAACAAGTACCAGTGCCAGATTTGCAAAGCAAAGTTCGCAACACTTGAAGGTGCGCAGAAGCACGTTGCATCACAACACGACAACGGTGCAATCGCACGTCGCAACGGAATGTCATTGTTCAGCGAGATGAGCCTTGACCACAAGTACGAACTTGTATGCGACGCTCACGGATACAACGTTGGTTTCGACAACCTGTCAATCGCTAAGGGTTGGTTGTCAGCAACAACATCTGAGTTTTGCGATGTATGCAGTGGCCGCATTGAAGTTTGCGCAACATGCGGCGACGAGACTGCAATCAACGACGAGAACTTTGGTCGAGTAATTGAACACTCAGAAGCACAGTGCGCTGCATCAGTTGCTTCATACAATCGAGTTGCTGAGTCTTACGGACTAGCAGCAAAGTAATTTGCTTTACCCGTTGACAACCCGTAGTATTTATGCATCACCTAATTCCTGAGGAGGGAACATGATTAAAATGAGTATTCGTACCGGAAGAAAAATAACCTGGGGAGCAGCAGCAATAGTTGCTCTTTACGTTGACGTGACATCAAGCGGCGGCATTAGTTTTTGGATGGCTGTTTACGGTTTGGGAACAGCAGTGACGGTGGCCATTCTTCTTGCATTCATTACAAAGCGATGAATAAGTGGATGGACGAAGCGTCCTGTAAAGATGCACCGACTGAATGGTTCTACCCAGAAGGTGCAGAGATAAATGAAAATGCTTTGCTTCTTTGCGAAAAGTGTCCGGTCCAAAAAGAATGTCGTGACTACGGAATAACTAAAGAAGAGTGGGGAATCTGGGGTGGGCTTAGCGCCAGCAAACGCAAACGTCTTCGTAAGGAACTAGGGATAGTTCTAAATCAATCAATGTACATACCTAAACCTCCGCACCACAACAACTGCGGCACCAACGCTGGATACATTGCGCTCATGCGTCACTACGAAAAGTTTCCAAATGTAGAGAAAATCAAATGTGAATTTTGCTCGTTGGCTCACCGTGAACTGAAACGAACAATCATCCTTGAAGAGGACAGATTGCTTAAACGTCGTGAGCGTGACAGACGAAGAAAGGCTCGCAAGGCGGTAAGAAGTCGCATGGAATTAAAATGAAATAAGGCCCCTGACCAGTTTGGTTGGGGGTTTTGTTTTTGCGAGTTGCGCCGTGAGTTGGTTTTATGCTAGAACCATGTGTAAAAAGTAACCCTAAGTGAAGGGCGAAAAGTAATCACTCATTCTTCAACAAACAAAGAACTTCTATCTTCTTCTCTTGCTACGGAAGAGAGACGGTCAAAGCGGCCAAGTTACCAGTGTTACCAATTCAACGAGAACTTCAAGCCGGCGAGTGGTAACGTTTGAGAATGAAATTGAACACAGAAGACGAAGAACTACCTCCGCTAGATAGTTATCTAAAACTGTTGATGGCCCTTTGGCGAGCAGACATTTCTGTTAACTCAATTACAGTCGAACGAAAGATTACGGTCATACCTGCTCCCGACCAGTCTTTGACAATGGACATTAGAAACCATTGGGAACTTCTGGCTCACTATCTTCCCGGTTCCTGCGATGCCTGCAAGCACTGGGTGCTTTCAAGAACAGATGTGTACTGGGGTTCAGGCGCTCACCTATGTCCGTCTTGTGTTCAACTTGCAATTATCTATTTCGAAATCAACGACAACTGGCCAGAAGCCAATTGGTATGAAGGAGAATGTTGAAAAGGTCAAAAGTAAATCCCGTGTCGAAGAAGGGATGTCACTGAATAGAGAACGCCGAAAGTTCGTCAGTGACATTCTCAAGTTCAGGTTGATGTGCGAGGCACGCATCAGAGGTTGCACCATGACGCCCACTGACGTTCACGAGATTCTGACTCGTGGTCGTGGTGGTGACATCCTGGACCCTGACAACTGTTTGGCGTTATGCAGGTCGTGTCATCACTGGATAACAATCAACCCAGCCTGGGCCGCCACGAACGGGTTTGTCGTGTCTTGGTCCGTGACGGTTGACGCAGACCTTGCAGCCGCTAAACGAGCAAGGGACCAGTTTGTCTATGGCAATGTTGGACCTGATGAAGAGTTTGACATCGCCGTTGAATGGGACGACAGCATCGATTGGCCTGAAGATGACGACTGACCCATTGTTCGGAAAAGCCAAATGGCGTGATACGGAACTAGAGAAGGATTTTCAGGCACGTGTTACACACCTGGCAAAGTTGTACCACTGGCAGTGTTACGCAGTCCCAGACAGCCGCAGGGCCAGCCTCGCAGGGTTCCCAGACCTTACGCTTTGGAACGTTGGTCAGCAGCGTCTTATCTTTGCTGAACTGAAGCGTGAGAAAGGCAGATTGTCGGAAAGTCAGAAAGTTGTACTTTCGGAATTGCAACAACTTTCAAAGTGCGAAGTGTACATCTGGCGACCATCGGACTTCGACGACATCATTGACATACTGAAAGGCAACAAATGAACAACCGTGACCGCATTAGCCGAGACGTTGAACGCTCGTTAAAGACATTGAACACCCTGACGCCTGCACTCATTGCTGACCTGGTGCGTCGTGCTGGCACTCGTGCCACCCCTGAGCGAACAGGAGCGCAAGGACCCAAGGGCAAAGGTTCACACTCAGACCCAACGCTTGCATCAGTCATTCGAAAGATGTCCGGTGATGATGCCCCCGACCCAATCTACGAAGCCGTGAAGACACTGGCCCAGACGTTGAGCGACATAGCCACGTTGTCTCAGTTGATTGACCAGCAGATTCGATTTGTTACTGAAGGTGCTGAGCGTGAGAAGGAGTCGACGATTGCCCACTGCCAGGCATGTGAGCGTGAGGTGTCTCGTACCCCCAAGGACCGCATTCGTTCTGGCTACTGCCACGCTTGCTACGCCAAATACATAAGGCAGGGAAGGCCATACAGACTGGCTTTTGAAGCAAAAATAAAACAAGAAATTTCAGAAACTTTGCAAAACTCCTGATAAACGGGGTTGCAAAATACCGCCAAAAGATTGGCGTCCGAGCGTAGGACATGCTTAAATAGATACATGGGGCAAACGCCCCGGTACCTGAGGAGGTAAGTATGGAAACAGTGAACGAAGTCTTAACAGAAAATGGCAAAGAAGGCGTAATACCTACGCTTGGTCAATTTGATGACATGGGTTGCTACGATTCAGATTTGTACGAAAAGAATTTGAAAGCAGCAAAGAAGGCTGGTTTTACACCATGCCAACATTGTGCAAAGGGAATCAAGAACAACAACGGTTGGGCAATTATGTCAACTGGTAATCAGACATTTGTAAAAGTTGCTTATTGGAATGACGCTGAATACGCAGAAGACTTAAAGAATCTTTGCTACGTTGGGCCAACATGTGGAATCAACCTTTGTTCAGATGAATACAGAGTGAAAATTTCAGAGGTGCAAAACTAATGACAAAGTCAACCATTCTTCAACGTGGCAACGAAGTTCGCCGCATTGATTTGATTAAGGGCGAAGTTGCGTACCACGTGTACTGCGAGGTTGTGGCGTCAGACTTTCACAAGGCCGGACACCGTGAACTTCTTGAGACATGCAAGACAGCAAACCTTGCTAATTCGCTTTACAGAATCAAGATAAACTTCTTGAAGGGATTCAGTTACGAGGAGGTTGTTGAATGCCTCGCATAATTTATGATGACGATGTCATTTGCATGAAATGCAATCAATTGATGGAAGAAAACTCCAACAGATGTGGCGAGCCAAATTGCGATTGCCACGAGCATAAATGGGTTCACGTCACTACTCAATCTGACGAATGTGAAATGGACACTCAAACGTTGTAAACTGGATAGAAGCCTGAGGAGGCAACATGACTTACGCAACACTCTTTGATGTACCGCCGTACCAGCCTCATAGTGAGACAAGCATTGCTGCTGCGAAATCCGTGGCACCGAAAGCAGTGTCACTTCGAGAGCAGGTGTATAACGCTTTGCGTTATGCCCCGATGACAGACGAGCAGATTGCCGTCCGACTATCGCTGAACCCATCGACATCACGACCACGCCGAGTAGAACTCGTTAAGGCTGGAAGAATCGTGGAAGTAGGTAAAGCCTCCACAGCATCAGGACGTACAGCCGTCCTTTGGGGAGTCGCCCGTTCAGAGGACCATCTTGATTAAATACCTAGTTGCCCTAGCGTTTGCATTCTCAGTAGTGTTGTCGCTCCCAGCAGATGCCAATGTACAGAAACCAGCACCACCAGTTGTACATAAGGCGGCGCCAATCAAAGCCAAGGACGCAACTCCCGAGCCGGTGATACCACCAGCCGTGATGCACCAGTGGTCGCTTGTGGCGCAATGCGAGACGGGGAGTAATTGGCACATGAAGGGAATAATTTATTCAGGGGGTTTAGGTGTTTTAGAAGCCAATTGGTACGCCTATGGTGGCCAAGCATTGTTTGGGCCAGAGTGGTTAGCAACACCAGCAGAACAAGTATTCATTGCAATAAAAATCCAGCACGGACTTTCCGTGCCGGACCAATACGGATGTGGAAGGGGATGGTGATGACAGAGTTCAGCCAGATACTGAAAGAGATGCAGGCCATGCACGACAAGAAGCAGGCTGATTACGGCAAGACAGGCGACCCATTCGCCAACGTAAGGGCATCAGAAGACTTTGGCATTGAAGGTTGGGTTGGCTGCATGACACGAGCCAACGACAAGATGCGTCGTCTGCAAGCAGCAGCACGTGGACAGAACCTTAAGAACGAAAGCATTGAAGACTCATTGCTTGACCTTGCCACCTACACGGTTATTGCTTTGGTGCTTTATCGAGAGACAATGAACTGTCAGCACACATCGAACTACAAGACGAAGGGTGACGGAAACATCTACTGCGAATGTGGCATGCGTCTCAACTTTACGCTTGATGAATTCAATGAACTGATGGCTGGCTTTAGGGAAGTAGAAGAAGACTAATGATTACGATTGAGCAAATCACCAAGGGGATTCAAGTTGAGATGCGCAAGGTGTCTCAGTATGTTGATGACCTTGCTGTTGCCGGTGACGTTGCCGCCGAAGCCGACGCCGATTGGGAGATTACAAAAGCGAAGGCAAGTCTTCTTATCGCAGCAGAAAGCATTGAGAAGTTGACGGTTAGTGAGATTGCAAACCGCACGTTGATTCAATGTGAAGCCGAGTACCGTGCTTACGTCATTGCCAAGAACCGACACGACAACATAAAGCATGCACTTCGAGCAGCACAGTCTCGCCTTGATGCACTTCGCACATTGATGACAAGTCTTCGAGTTGCTGGTGGGTAGCGTTAAAGATTTGCAGTATTACGGATTGTTGACTTCGCTCTACCCGTGGGAAGAGACAACAGCAATTGAGATTGCAAAGGGACGAACAGAACAGAATCTCAATCGAGGCAACCGTCATTCATACGACGCATCAAAGTTGATGGCTGACAATGAGGCGGCAAACTTGCACTCAGTTGTGGCAGAGATTGGTGCATCACGAATCATTGGTGCGTATTGCTTCAATGCAATTTGGAACCGAGCCGACCACGACACGTACAAAGAATTGCCCGACGCACTTCGAGGCAAACTAGAAATTGAATTCAAATGGCGACGCTCATCAAACAAAATGCCAGTGGACAGAAAAGACATGCAACGCAACCGTCTTGTCCTATGGGTGGAAAGCCGAGTGTTGAATTGTGAATGCATTCTTTGTTGTGACACACCACGCACTGCATCAAAGATTCGATTGCTTGGTGGAGACTACGCAAAGAACATTTGGGACAAAGGTGAGCCGTACAACAACGACCCCAATCGGGTTGGCGTTGATGCAAAATTTCTTACCCCCATTAAAAGAATCTTCTAAAACCTTTGCAATTACTGGTGATTGAAAGATACTTGCATTGTCCGACAGTAGGACGTAGAGTTGTTACATGAAGCACAACGCTTTAGTTCCTGAGGAGGACAAGATGGAAACAGCAACACAAGCAGTAAAAGCAATCACAATTACCAACGCTTTGAAGAAGGCTGGATTTCAAAAATGGGATGGCGAAACTTACGGGTTTCAAGTCACTAACTACAACGACGATTACTTTGTTGTTGAATACAAAATGTTTTGCAAAGAGTCTGCTGCTGGTCTTTGGAGAATGGGTGGCAAATTGCCAAAGTTTACCGTTACGCAAATGGTCACTATGTACCGAGACACTTTGCGTGATGCTGGTTACGAAGTTTCGTTTTTAGAAAATAGAGGTTCGTTTCAAAGTTTCAATTATTTCAAAGTTACGGGGATAAAATAATGAAGCGCAACTACGCATCAACACTGACGACCAACATCAAAGGTCAAGGTTGTAACAAATGCAGCAAAATCTTCCCATTGGGAGATGCTCGTTCAATGCGTCGAGAAATCGAACGCCACACAAAACAATGCAAGGGAAACTAATGACTATCAAAGACACACTTATGGAGCAACAAGAACCACCAAGAAAAGGCGCAGGTCGTCCTAAAAATCCAGTCATAGAAATTCGACGTGAACAATTACGGAACAATCCGAACACATGGTTTGTATGGGAGAGAGACGCAAAGAATCCTTCGTACACTCGCAAGGCGGCAAGGATGCTTCTTGGTCTAAAAGAACATGAGAAATTCAAAATGGAGGACGTACCGTTTAAGGCTAAAGGCTTTCGCAACGAGAACGATGAGTGTTACACCGTCTTTGTAATGTATGTACCAGAGGAGAACCAATGAACGTCATAGCCAAAACAACAGAACTCACTCGTGACGAGTGGCTTGAACTACGCAGGACAGGAATCGGTGGCAGTGATGCTGGCACAATCCTTGGAGTCAATCCGTACTCAAGCCCGTATGCACTTTGGGCAAACAAGACCGGACTAATCCAAGACACATTCAAGGGCAACGCCGCAACTGAATGGGGCAACCGACTTGAACGCTCAGTTGCAGAAGCCTTTGCCGAGCAAACCGGCATGGCAGTTGTTGAGTGGCCCGTCATGCTTCGAGGCGAACAACGCTGGCAATTGGCCAACGTGGACTTCTTTATCGTTGAGCCTTCAGAGCAGTTCTACGCAGGCGAAGTCACCACGGTTGATGAAGAGCCAGAGAACATCATTGCCATTCTGGAGTGCAAGACCACGGGCATCGTAGGCCGAGGCAACGCAAGAGGATGGGACAACAATCAGGTTCCAGCCAGTTACTACTGGCAGGGCGCTCACTACGCCGCTTGTACATCAATCAGTCGTGTCTTCTTTGCGTGCCTTATCGGAGGCGTTGGCACAGTGATTCGTATGCGTGACTACACACCTGAATGCCTGGCTGGGCTTATGGACGCAGAGAAAGAATTCTGGGACCACGTAGAAAAAAAATCCCACCCGTCCGGCGCTCTGTCCGGACACGACGCAGATTTTGAAACGCTCAAGGCCATCTATCCCGAAAGCACGGGCAAGACAGTAGAGGTTTCAGAATGGATTGTTGACCGGTTGGCTGACTTCCGTAAGGCTAAAGAAGAACTAGAAGAGGCTGAGGACCGTCTGAAGGCTGCTCGCATCGAATTGGAGTTTGCCATTGCTGATGCCGACGAAGCCACCTACAATGGCAAGACGCTGTTTACCTACAAGTCCAACAAGATTGGGCAACAGTTCGATGTCAAAAGGTTCAAGGAAGACAATCCAGACCTTTGGGAGCAGTACTGCACCGAACGCAAGGGCGCACGAGTACTACGACTGAAGGACGAATGATGGACGAAGAAACAAGCAATCCAATGACCGCAGAAGAGTTCATGCAAGAACTTACGAAGGTTCAAGAAGAGTTGGGACTATACAATGACTGAAACTGAACGCCAGGCATTACGAAACAAACACGCCGAGACTCCCGAACTTTACTGCGCTTCCTGCGCCGTAGTCGGTTTTGACGGCGAATCGTTAAGTCGCAAGCAATACCCCTGCGACGTAATCAAGGTGCTGGACGCAACCGAAATGTGGTACAAAAACTAATGTGGTCATGGGTGCTGGCAGCCATCGGCTCAACTGGGCTGTTCTTTGTCGGTGAGAAAAAAATCAGGGGTTGGTTTATTCTCTCAATCAACGAAGGTGTATGGGTTGTGTATGCCATACACACACACCAGTACGGCTTTATTGCTTACAGCGCCTTGTATCTCATTATGTATTACAAAGCAATCAGGAACTGGAAATGACCGTTGTCGCCGGGCTGGTTACGCCTGATGGTTGCTGGATAGGTGGAGACTCGCTGAGTTCCACTGAGGACGGCCTGGCTTCGCTTACAGCCACCCCAAAGGTCGGGCGCTTTGGCAACCTCCTGCTTGGCTACGCAGGCTCGTTCAAGATAGGCCAGATGTATTTCAAATTGGCAGGCAAGGCCCACAACCCCACACTTGAGCAATTGCTTGAAAGCGTCAAACTGCCTGATGACCTGAAAGACGACTGGGAACTGCTGGCAATTGAGAATGGGCGGCTGTACGAGATTTCCTCCAATAGCGGCGCCATAGAGGCCAGAAGGGATTCAGAGGGGTATTGCTATGGTGCCATAGGTTCAGGGGCCGCACCAGCCTTAGGGAGCCTTTATACGGACCATGAGGACGAAGGAAGTCTGTACCAGGCTCTAGAAGCCGCAGCCATGCACACTACGAACGTCCGTTCGCCTTTCCTGGTTATCCCGGGCTAAGAAAAAAAATAAAAAAGATTGCTCAAATACTTGCATCTGTCCTACCGTAGGACATACACTTGAGACATGACAAAGACACACACATCAATACCAAAGCGAGTTCAAGAACTTATGGACTACGCACAAACAGCCGGACTACACGTTGACGTGATGACCGATGACAACATTGCCGATTTCACAATGGTGACAATCTACGCAGACTCAGGTTTGGGATGGCGTGAAAGTCACATGAACATCGGAATGATGTACTACCCACACACCAACCGCACATCAGTTGGCACAACATTGTTTGAGAAGTGGGCCGACCAAGAAGACATCACATTCAACAAGGCCAAGGCAGTTGTTCGCCACTGGGCTGCAAACAAGAAGTTGGGGTTGAACTAATGACAAACATTAAGGCAATCAACATAACAGCAGCGCTTAAGAAGGCTGGCTTTGTTAAGTCAGTTCAGTCATCGAAGAAAATTGGTTACGCACACAACTACCGCATCAGTGGTTCAAGCAGCAAGGGGTTTGTAGTCAAGGGCAACAAAGTAACCCTCGAACACTCATTGCGTCTACCAGTTCGCGGCAAGAACGAAGAGCGCTACCAGCAAGCACGAATTGAATTGTCAAACGCTATTGACTCAGCACTTAACGCACACGCCGAGGCATTGAACGCAGCAGGATTTACAACAATTATTGAAGACCGCTCAATCACAGTGACAGGACGCAACTAAAAAGCAATTTGTTACCACGTCATTCATTAGCCATTGCAAGGTGTTACCAAAACTGATACTCTTGAGTGTTACTATTGGCGCTTCCTGTCCAATGAATAAACATTTACGACTAGGTGTCTTGACAAATGACCCAAACATCTCCCGGCGGTTTTGTTCGCACTGAAGAACAAGCAATCCTTGACACTGAAGCATTGCGTTTGCGTTCTCGTGGAATGACTTACCAGAAGATTGCTGACCGAATCGGCACTTCAAAGCAGACTGCATACAACAGAGTGCAACGTGCGCTCGCTGCAATCCCAGCAGAAGTTGTTGATGAGTACCGTCGTTTAGAGAACGAACGCCTGGACAACCTATTGGAAGTTGTGTTGGAAAAGGCATTTGACCCAGATTACAAAGGTGCAATGTTTGCCGTAGACCGTGCGCTTGCAATCATGGAGCGCAAAGGAAAACTCAACGGAACCGACATGCCAGCACGCCACGAGGTTGTCACCCTGGATTACATGGACATGGAAATCAGACGACTGGAAACATTGCTAGGGGAAGAAATTGACTACGATAGTCCAGCAGCGCTTACTGAAGGCCAAGAAGTATAAGAGTCTTCTGCTTAAAGAGCAGGAACTCCTGTCACGCCAAGCGATTGAAGAACTCAAGAATTCTCGCTACCGAACACTTGCCAGGCCAAACCAATTACCACCAACTGAAGACTTCAGACTCTGGTTAGTAATTAGTGGGCGTGGGTTTGGAAAAACTTTTTTAGGGTCGGGGTGGTTGGCTGAAAAGGCCCGAAGCATTCCAAACTCCGAGTGGGCGATTGTTGCCCCAACATTTACAGACGTGAGAAGAACGTGCGTTGAAGGTCCATCAGGATTCCTCAAGGCAGTTGACTTACGCAAAGACAAAGGTGATTTCTACAATCGAAGCAATGGGCAAATAACCCTGAGCAACGGTTCACGAATCCACCTTGTATCAGCAGACGAGCCTGACCGTGCCAGAGGATTAAACCTCAGTGGCGCATGGTTAGACGAAGCCTCGTCATTTAGATACGAAGAAATCTGGACTGAAGGTTTAGCCCCTGCACTACGCATCGGTGACAATCCTCAGGTGGTCGTTACGACTACGCCAAGACCGACAAAACTTATCCGAGATTGGATGTCCCGAACAGATGGGAGCGTTGTTGTCACTCGTGGTTCCACCTTCGACAATGCAGAGAACCTTTCAGAGGCTGCTCTTGCAGAACTTAAAGCCCGTTACGACGGCACACGATTAGGACGCCAAGAACTTTATGGCGAATTGCTCCTGGACACACCGGGCGCTCTATTCACCCAGACAATGATTGATGAACACAGGGTGCAGCACTACAACGACTTCACAAGAGTCGTCGTGGCAGTTGACCCAGCAGTGACATCAGGCGAAGACAGCGACCTCACAGGAATCGTTGTTTGCGGCCTAGGAGCCGATGGCAACTACTACGTGATTGCCGACAAGTCATGTAAAGACACTCCAATGGGTTGGTCCCGTAGAGTGAACGTGGCCTACGAAGATTATCAAGCAGACCGAGTGATTGTGGAAAAGAACCAGGGTGGGGATTTCATCGAAACCACGCTTAGGCAAATCAATCCACACATGGCCATAACCGGTATCACAGCAAAACTTTCAAAAAAACTTCGTGCGGAGCCAGTCGCAAGTTTGTACGAACAGGGCAAAGTATTTCACATTGGCAACTTCGACGCTCTTGAAGAGCAGATGGTGTCATGGATTCCAGGGGACGAATCCCCAGACCGATTAGACGCAATGGTTCACGGAATCACTGCACTCATTACCCAGACCAGCAAGTTCGACCTTGCGTTCTCTGGCGCTACTCAGGCATGCCCTAAGTGCGGCGCAAACAATAGTAAGACCGACATGTCTTGTAGAGTTTGCTATTACAAAATCACACCGGTAAACGAGCAACGCATCTCGTCTAGTTCAGCCGGATTCCCACAATTCCAGAAGAGGTAACAGGTGGCTCTATTTAGCCGAAAAGATAAGACCGCCGAGATTGTCAAAGGCGTAGTGGATGAACTGACTAAGGCTGGCACGATTGCTTCTGCCATGCAGTCAGGTCAATTGAACGGCACACCTGTTCAGACACCAATACCAAACTTGGCTCAACAAGTTATTTCTGCTACTCCACTTCCTCGTCCAATGTCACAATTCGGTGCTGCCTTCAACCCAGGTACGCCACTTTTCCCAGGAGCAATTGACCAAGTCAATCCAATAACGGGTCGTGCTGAACCTCGTGTTACTCAGTACCAGGTTGCTGAGAACTTAATGATTTCACAGGAGCCTGCTCCTTTCGGAAGACTTGAATGGGCTGCTCGCAACGTAGACATCATCTCTCGCTGCATCACAATCCGCATTGACGACATCACCAAGATGGAATGGTCGTTTGAAGTATCTGACGACGCCATTGCTGAAATCATGGCTGAAGAGAACTGCTCACACGCCAAGGCTTCAAACATTGCTCGTGACAAGCATGGCAAGCAAATTGCTGAAATGACAGAGTTCTGGTCAAACCCATTCCCACTTGAATACAAGAACTGGCGTGCATTCATTGCCCAGTTGATGTGGGACTACCTGGTGTACGACGAAGTAGTTCTTTACCCGAACTACAACCTTGGTGGTAAGTGCTTTGGTTTCGACATCATCGACCCATCGACAATCAAGATTCTTCGTGACGACAAAGGTAGGGTTCCTTCATTTCCTATGCCGGCGTACCAACAAATCTTATTCGGCTACCCCCGTGGCGAGTTCACAGCCTCACCGCTTAACGAAGTAAACGCTCAGTTCAACTCACAAGAACAGCGTGGACCGGTTCGCCCATCAGACTCACTTAACGTCTTCATTGGCCACCCACAGACAAAGATGCTCTATGGCTTCTCTGCTGTTGAGCAGTGCCTCCAATTCACAGACCTTTACACCAACCGCCAAGAGTGGCTGCTCGCTGAATACAAAGCCGGTTCAACACCAGCAATGTTCTTGGAGACTGACAGCGCACTAGAACTATGGCAGTTGGCAGACAACGACAGAATCCTGAACGACCACTACTCAGGTATGACTCAAAACCGTCAACAGATTCGCTCACTCCCTGGTGGAGCAAAGGTCGTACAAACCAAGCAGATTGACGAGAAGTACAAGTCAGACTACGACGAGTTCATTGCCAAGCGTATTGCGGCCATCTTCGGCGTTATGCCATCACAGGTTGGTGTAGTCGCTCGTGCCGGACTTGGTGGCGGTAAAGGAGCAGCAGACGGCGAATCACAGTCAGCCGAAACCGTCTCTACAAAGCCAACCATCAACTTCATCATTGACATGGTCAACACACTCAGCCGCCAGCACCTTGGCATGGATGGGAACCTGACATTCAACATCACAGACGACACATCATCATCAGACCAGTTGCAGCGCTACAAGGCTCTATCAACCGCAGTCAACGCTGGAATGCTTACCCTCAACGACACTCGTGGAGAATTGGGTATGCCATTGTTTGACGACGAATCGGCGGATGAACCGTTTGTCCTTACTGCCAATGGCCCAGTGTTCTTCAAGGGTCAACTAGAAGTAGACAACACAGGCGAGACAACTGGACAGACAGGACCTTCAAGTGAACAAACGAACACGGACCAAAACGACCAAAGCAAAAACCCACAAGGCAAAAGCACCGAAACTCCAAAGGCGACGCCGGAAGTTAGCGTAAAGCCCGTAGAAGCGAAGTCTGTACAAGCAGAAGAACTCCGTGAGTTTGCCAGGTTCATTAAGTCACGCAACAAGACAGGCAAGTGGCGAGCATTTGACTTTGTAACTTTCGAAGAAGAACTCGCAGACAAACTAAACAACGACGCTTACTTCTTGGTCAAGGGAACAGTCCCACTACCAGAAAACGTTCTTGGCTGGGCTGAAGACATTGTGAAAGCGCAGATAACAGATACCCCAAAAGGTTTAGTTACTAAACGGGGGGAACGTCGTAAGGAAGTAGCACAGCACTACGCTCCATTGATTCAAAAGGCCATTGCAAACTCCTACTCAGGAATCTCAATAGCCATTACAGAGACGCTCAAAAGCAAGACCAAGGCAGCAGACGACGCTAAGTCAATCGCCAGAAAAGCCATTGCACAGCACGTCCGTTTCAACAACCTTGACCTTTCAAAGCAAATTCAAGGCGTCCACAATGATGGAGCCTTGATTGGTGCCAAGGATGCAACAACCGAACTTGGCTCAGTCGCAGTCAAAGAAGGCGTTGCCAAACTTGCTGAAGGCGTTGACTGGTCATCCTGGAAACCAGGAAACCCAGCAGCAGCAGCGAAGGTTGCAGGACCAGAGTTCCAAAAGATTCTGGACCGTCGCAACATAACGCTTCAGGGCATTGACCAAACGACACAGGACCGCATTGGTACTGCCTTGTCTGACGGCCTTTCAGCCGGAGCGCCTTACGTCGATGTTGCAGCAGCAATCGACAGCATCATCAACGACGCATCTCGTGCCATGATGATTGCCCAGACAGAATCTAATTTCGCTTACAACGCAACGACAATCGATACATACACAGATTCNGGCATCACCGCCTATGACTGGAATGCGTACGACCCATGCGATGAGTGTCAGGCAATGGAAGACTCGAANCCACACGACGTGTCGGACGAGCCACCACCACTGCACCCAAACTGCATGTGTTACATCACTGCAAACATCGACAGCATGCTTAACGCAGAAGACCTCCCAGCACCGGAAGACATTCCTGTTCCTGAGGAAATCTCGACACCAGAAGCCGCAGCACCGGAAACATCAGGCGTTGCAGACCAACTGATAGCAGCAACCAGTCACCAGAACGTTGACCCGTTGTACAACCCAGTATTGGACAGGTTTGAAAAAGTTGCACCTATGTCGCTTGAAGAAGCAGCAGCAGGAGCAAACCCTAAGTATGTTCCTCGTGGTGATGTCGCTTACCGAAAGAATTGCGCACGAGTTGTTCAAAACTTTGAACTTCGCCGACGTGGATTCCTTGTCGAAGCAACTGAAGCACAGGCTGGCGTAGGCTCAGACTCTTCACAAATTGACTTCTTCTATAAGTACCGTACGTGGAAACAAACAGACGGAAGCCTGAGTTCTGCAAATCTTATTGTAAAAAAGTCAGTTAAGGCTTACGATAGAGTCAGTTCATGGATTGTGAAAAATCACCCAGAAGGCGCACGAGGCTTTTTGGAAAATCGATGGAGTGCTGAATCCGGACACGTAATTAACTGGGAAATCAAAGATGGAAAAGTGACGTTCATTGACGCACAAGTAAACGAAGTGTACGGACCCGATGCCGCCCACTGGAAACTTGGTAGTGAGTGGACATCGTTCCGAGTTGACCACCTTCGTCCAACCGACGACATTCTTCAATACATTAAAGGGGCAGGTAAATGACAACATTTGAAGAAGCAAAAGAATTGGTAAAACCAATGATTAAAGACCATACGTTTATGGTTGCTGAATGGGGATACGAGAACGATGACTATTGGCAAGTTGTCGTTGGTCAGAGAAAATACCTTGTCGAATTTGACCCAGATTACATTTGCGTAGATGATTCAATGTACGTTGTTAAAAAAACAACTGGTGAATTCGAAGAACGCATTGTTATGGACGACTTTGATTTCATGGAATCTTTCAGACCTTACGGCGACATCCCAGCATTCTTTAAGTAACAACAAATCTAATTAAATCAGGAGACAATCAATGTCAGAAATTACCTATGCCTACTTTGGCGGACTAGAAAAGTCACGTGACGACAAGGGATTCCTTACCGTCAAGGGACTAGCC